GTTGGCAACGGTGTTCACATTTTGGTTAGCAGCTCCACCCAAATTGGAGTTTGTTTGAAGGGGTTGGGGAACGTTGGAAAGGCCCGCATTAAGAGCGCCAGCAGAAAAGCCATCGCCTTGATCAACGATGCCAACATTTCCGATTTGACCAAACAAGTTTTGAGTCATAGAGCCGGCACCGCCAATGAGAGAGCTGGGGCCGACAAGACCTTCGCCAAGAGGAGAACCGGGAGTGCCAGCAAGGGGGGTGTAGTCAAGGGCATCAGTGTAGTTGAACCATTGGGGACCACCGACAGATCTGGTTTTGGCAGCATCGACGTTGTCGTCGGGTTGAACGACCCACACAAGTTCCTTGACGGGGTGGTTGAAGTTGAGTTTGATCTTGTTGGAGGTGGAGTTGACAGATTCAGCACCGGTGAATTGGAGTTGTTCGATGAGGTATTCGTGAGAAGTTTGGGCAAAGCGTCTGCGTTCATCGGTGTCAAGGTATACGTAATCGACATAGAGAGAAGCGGCCTTGAGGCTGACGGAAGGAGCAGATGTATTACCAACATCGTTAAACCAGAAGCAGCTGCTGGCGTTGCGGAATTCGAGGTTTATCTTAACTTCGTGGTATTGAAGAGCGATTAAAGGAAGAGCAAGACCGGGGTTGCGGCAAAACCAGAATTCAAGGGGGATGTAGAGAGTGGTTTCGGGCATGCAGCCTTCAAGATCGCATTGACCAAAAGCCATGGCAGCAGGGTTAGCACCAGTTCCAGCCATAAGAGCGGGGTTGGTGCCAACAGCTCCAGAAGCGCCTACAGCACCAGCACCAGTGATGGGTTGAGTAAGACGGGGAACGTTGCCAACCATGGAAGCATAACCAGAAGCGTGGCCAGTAGTTTGGGAAAGTTCGTTCCAGATGTGGAGCCAATCACCGTATTGACGATCAATGCGTTGACCACCGATTTCGACATCAACTTGAGCAATCATGACGTGGCCGAGCCAGTTTAACCAACGGAATTGTTGGGTGCCAGACACTCTGACTTGAGGAAGAGTGACCTGGAGATACACGTGGTAGATTAAATCACCGTTGCGGGAAATGGTGCAGGTGACTTTGCGGCCGAAATCAGCAGCGCCGTTGAATGTTTGTTCAATGGCTTCCATAGAAAAGTTCGTATGGCGTTTATAAGAAACCTTCCAAAAAGTTATTTGAGGGTTGCCCGTAAGATAAATATCTTGAGCACCGTAAGCGACAAGTTGCATGAGACCTCCACCCATTTTAGTTTTTTATATAATATGTAAAGAAAATATTTTTAGAAAAACGCACTCATTTACATAAAGTAAAAGAAAAAAAATTAATTCTAAATATTTAATCCATAGGTTTACAAGTGTTTTTTTAACAATTTCGTCAAATCTATATTCTCAACACCATTTCTTTTTTTTTTAAATTCCATTGTATGATTATCAATATAATTAAATTGCCAGCCATCCATTATCATCCCATAAATGAATGATAGTTTAATAATTGTTATTACTAAGTCATTATTCATTCTAATTATATTTAAATGCATGCTATTTTTCTATTGATTATAGACGAATCAAATTGTTTATTTAAAAATATATCAATTATCTATAATATAAAAAAACAAAGATTTTTATGTTATTATTTAATAAAGAAAAAAACAAAAAAAAAGATTTGCAACCGGTAAACATTGATATAAAACATCAAGAAGTTATTAAATCCTTTGAAAATCAAAAAAAGAAAAGAACAGAACTTCAAAATAAATACAATCAATTAAAAAAGGAATTTGATGCAATTTGTGCAATTCCATACCATACTATTACAGATGAAGAATTGGATAAAAAATTTTCCCTTAAATGTGAATTGGATGATTTAGAAAAAACACTCAACAATTTTAATAACCCAACCCAATACTTTGTAAATACGGGTCATATTCTTTTTAATTATTATAATAAATCCAATGCACCCAATCCCGCGTTTCAAAATTATGAAAAAATCGAAAAAAATCCATTGTCCAAATCTATTTTAGATTTTTTTAAACAGGATAAAAAACAAGAAGAATTAAAAAATGAGTCTTCTGAAACATGCGCCGCTGCAACACAGTCGGGAGAAAAGGTAGAATACAAGGGATCCACAAATAAAATAAAACTTTTTGATAAATACATGAGCTACGTGGACAGCAAACACATCAGCGATAAAGACAAAGAAGAAGAAATTGAAGTTTGCAAAAATTGTTATCAACAAAAACTCTATGTTTATTCAGAGGGACTGCTCATATGTCAAAAATGCGGCATTCAGGAATACATTTTCATCGAGTGCGACAAACCCAGTTTCAGAGAGCCACCCAAAGAAATTGCATATTTTGCATATAAACGTATAAATCATTTTAACGAACACATTTCCCAATTTCAAGGCAAAGAAAGCACTGAAATTAATGATGAAATATATGAGCTTATCAAAAAGGAAATTAAGAAAGAGCGGATAACCGATTTGTCCACCATACGATCCGAAAAAATAAGAGAAATATTAAAGAAATTAGATTTAAATAAATACTATGAACACATACCGCATATCATCAATCACATCAACGGCATCCCTCCGCCCAATATCACTAAAAGTCAGGAAGAAACGCTGCGTGTTATGTTTAAAGAAATTCAAATACCATTTATGAAGTATTGCCCACCCGAAAGACAAAATTTTTTGTCATACACCTACGTTCTACATAAGTTTTGTGAGTTATTGGAATTAGATGATTTGCTGCCCTGCTTTCCTTTGTTAAAATCACGAGAAAAACTTCAAGAACAAGATGCGATATGGGAAAAAATATGCAATGAATTAAATTGGTGTTTCTATAAATCGATTTGATCCTCCGCCAAAGTAACTTCGAATGTCGCTATTTTTTATACCAGTGAAATGCATATTTGCATCGGTTTTTCTAACAACTTTTGCCTTAAGTTTTCTTTCTTCCTTTTCAATGCTTATATCACTTTCAGTGCTTATTGAACTCGTGTCATCAGACAGATTAGGGCTTTTGGGTAGCGCATCTATATTTTTATAAAATTCAATTACCTTTGGATGGCATCGAATTCGTTTTGGATCGAAATTCAGAATGGAAAGTCCTTCCAGTGATCGAACCCGACTCAGCGCAACATATATTTGTCCGTATCCTCCACTTCCAGTAAACACGTTTTGTCCAATGTCAACCACTGCCAGATCAAGGGACATGCCTTGCGATCGATGAATTGTGCACCCGTATCCCAGAATCAGAGGTAGACCCGAAACGTGCACGCTGTTTGCACCTTCGTCAATATCCCACGTATACATTGCTATATTTTTGATGGTTCCGTTTGAAAATATAACAATGGGTTCGTCATTCTGATTGAATGATTCTACTCGCCCTTTACTCCCATTCACCAGACCCTCTTCCACTGATAAATTTACTACCAAAATAACCTGACACCCAATGCACAGTCTTATGCAGTCATCAATCGGTAACTGCGATTTAATTTTTCGTTCAATGTCGAACGAATGTCCCGACGGTTCAACAGAATCCAACGGGTTCAAATCATTATGTTGCGAATCAATTGTTAATTTTAAATTGTAGGATCGACTTTCCGAACCCACGATTTTGCTAAAACAGCGCTGATTCACTTCATTTGCCTTTTCCCTGGTTGGAAACAGTTGCACCGGTTCCACTCCATACGAGTTATCAATCGGTTTTCGAAATCGATTCATTAACAAACTGGTGGTGTCTTGATCAGATATTCCCATACGTATTTTCTGAAGCGTTTCAATAAACTGTTGATCGCTTTGACGATGTATGGTTTTAAAATGCACCACCTGAATATTACTGGTTTCCCATTCCGGAGTTTCAAAACAATATTCCATAGTATGACTAATAATATGTTGTTCTAGAATTGGTCCTAGTTGACAAAAATCGCCGCTTAAAATTAATTGTATGCCACCAAAGGGTTTCATATTTTTCCGAATCACTTGAGTCAATCGGTATATCATTCGAAATGTGCGCGGTGTCAGCATGGACACCTCATCAATTATGAGTGTTTTCAATTCTTTGAATCTTTTTTTAATGTATCGCCTTTTTGCAATTTTCTGAATGTATTGTTCTTCATCTTCTTTACTGACTCCCAATCCGGAAAAACTATGGATGGTTACCCCACCAATTAGCAATGCGCTTGATCCAGTTGTGCTCGTTATCCCGACGTTTGTTTTAAATTCCGTTCCATATTTATCTTTAAATGCGTCGATAATGTATTCTAGAACTCGGGATTTGCCGGTTCCTCCTCCACCCGTTAAAAATACGTTCCTGTGTTGAAATACTAAATCAACTGCGGATTGTTGTTGAACATCTAATTTTATTGTCATTCACGACGGGGCTGTTTTTTTCTTACGGTGTATTTATAATTTTATTTCAAATTTTAAGTTCCAAATATAAAAAATATGGGATAAAATTATGAATAGGAATAATGCGTAAATTGGACTCGCAATTATTCAAATTAATAAATAATGTTAACAATTACAATTTTATAATTATTAATTATAAGGGTATTGAAATTGAACGATTTAACAACCGGAATATTTATATTTATTTTATAAAGTTATCTAATAAGAAAGAGGACATTATATTTGTTTACAACAAATCAAATAAATACTATCGACTGATCATCAAAGATAAGAAGGATGAGCAAAATTTAACTCTTGTTAATGAATTTTTTGATTGCAAAGTAAAAGATTATTTTGTAATATCCGATTTATCATTTATAAATAAGGATGATTATCCTTTGTCTGATACCGAGAACGACATCATTGAAATCATAAAAAAAATGGATAACTAATTAACCTATATGCTGGTGCTATCATCACCGGATATTGCGGGGTTTTCTCGGCAATATTTTTCAATTATGTGGTTGGGTGGAAAATATCGGCAGCTTTTTTTAATTTCAAGTATTTTTTTTTCAACCTTGTTTGCAAAGTCTTGTATGTGCTCATTTGGAAATTTTAATTCAAAATTAATCATGGTTAATAAATTGTCGTATTCCTCTGCTGCTATAAAATGACTCTCCGATTTGGATTCCAATTTCAAAAAACCGCTCACGCTGAATAGAATGGTATTGACTGCCGACAAACACCCCGCAATTATTTTATTTGTAAACACTTGTTCGGATGGTGCTTCGGAAGGATATGCAAATGAATACACCGTGGCAGCCCCGCTTATTGCGATAGCGGGTATGGTAATTACCGCGTTCAATCGTTCGTAATATTGTGCACTCAATCGGTGAAGTTGCCGTTGCTTTCGTATTTTGCGCATGGTCGAAGTCAAATTATAATTCGTGGTATCGCAACATTTGATTGGGTGCATACTTAAGCTTATTTCTTCTAATTTGTCGTTTATGGGAGGTGGGACTGGTGTAATTACGTTGCTTTTTAAAATAATGGGAGCGATACTTGACGGAACGCTTTCCATATTTCCGGCAGTGATTGCGTTAGCTGCCTCGGTAAGTGAAGTTTGTATGGTATTAGCGTCAATAACGTTGGACATTCTATAACATTATTGGGGATAATTTTTTTATTTTTAATTAATTTGTCTAAAAAAATTCTTAGTTTTAAGAGTCGTGTCCGTAATTTTTGGGTATATATTTCTATCCATAATCCATGGATTTTCGTCTTCAAACATGCTGCTGAATTGTTTTAGAATATTAGGACTGGAAAGCTGCTCATCATAAAACGTGCGCGGTATGTAACGGTATTCAATGCGGGGTCTGGGACATACGGTATATTGTCGTGTGTATCCTACCGCAATCATAATTACACCAACCATACATAATAAAATGATAATAGATTTCATATATAAAAATAGAACATATAAAATCTAATCGGTTTTCGTTTTATCTTCTTTATTATTCAGCCATGGATCCGTTTTTTCAAACAGTTCTTCCTTGCTGACTTCCGCCGCTGCTGCTGCTTCTCCTTTTTCTTTTTTTTTTTGTTTTACCCGGTCTTTTAATTGACTTTCTTTTTGTTCTTGATAATAGATGTCGCGTTTGGCCGCATTTTCTTTGTATTGTTTCATTAAATTATTTAATTCCGGTTCCAAATATTCCGTGTTTTCAACGCGCTCTGGGCTGGGATCCCAAGGCAACCAATAACCAACCTGGCCTAGAAATACATTATCCCTTTTGTGCAAGCGCTGAAGCACCTTACATCTCACTTCCGCTTCGCGTTGCGTGGCATATACCCCTCTGACCTTAATCCCACGCACGGTTGTTCTAAAATTTTCAAGCGCATGAAATTCATTTTCAAGACGTTCTTCATTCGCAAATATAAAATCGTCGTATTTTTCTTTTACACTATCATAATTCAATTTAGTTTTATCTCCTTTTATCAACGAATGCTCTAAAAAGTCGCTTTGTTCACATAACCATTTAAGGAACTCCGAATTAAAATACACCTCTTTTTTTTTTAAAACATTTTCGGGACTTAAAAATGATAAAATACAATATTGTTGTCCTGGTATGTTGCTATCTACATCCAAAAAATCATCGACTTCTTCGCTATTGGAACTCATATATGGATTTTTATATAAAATATTCTTATATCGTTTTTAAAAAAAATATTTTGTCTAAAATTTTTTTCTTTAGGATAAATATAAACGAAACAATGGAAGGTGGTTCAATGGATTTACAAGAAGTGGTCAAACGTGCCATTAAATACGTTGTCGAAGGTTTGGGTGTTGCTGTTGCCATGTATTTAATTGGCAAAAACAAATTTGCTATGGAAGAAATTTTATTGGTGGCGTTGACTGCCGCCGCTTTATTTGCTATTTTGGATTTGATGAGTCCATCAATTAGCTATGCCGCTCGCCAAGGTGCCGGCTTCGGTTTGGGTGCCAATTTGGTTGGATTCCCCAATATGGGCGGAAATGCTGTTGCTGCCACTGCTTTGTAAAAAATACGCACACACTTATCAAATATTTATAAGTGTGAGTTTATCAACGTCGTCAATGATATGATTTTTTTATTGAAACGATTTCGAGACATAAATGCTTTTTTATCTCCTGCGCATAAATAAAATGCTAGAGAGCGGTTTTTCTTAACAAATAATAAAATATATTTATATCTAATAAGTTTTTTTGGAAAAGGTTATCAATTTGTTTTTTGCGCCGACAAATCGTTTTTTATAAGTAATCCTTTTGCACATTTTTTAAATAAGCTCCAGCTCCAAAAAATACCCATAAAAAACAACAAAATAACTCCAAATTGAAGAAAAAAATCAAGTGAAAGGAAGAAATTAAAATTGCGAATGAAATAATAACTGAATCGAATAATACGAAAATAGGAATACCATATAAATTGTAAACATTCACTTACTAGAATCGCATTCAAGTTATCTGGATACGATTTATGTATATGATAACTCACATAAAGTAAAAAATTGGAATATTCAAATAAATAATATACGTGTAAAATAATTGATTGTTGCGTTACATCAGTATAAGCCGTATATAAACCATAATTAGCAATAAAATGATGGATTAAAAATACAGCGTTTTTACGCATGCTTCCATTTTTATAACTGTCATGCAATAGAAGAAGGGTATCAAACGTATAGAACCCAATACATCCCAATATAGATCGGTCTATCCAATCGTGTGAGCTGCACATTTTATAACAAACTACAAAATAAAACGCGTGCAATGCGTGCACCCAATTTTTTACAATCGTCACATGCTTATTAAATTTACTTAAAAATCTTAAGGCAGCACCCCAACCAAACATTGAAACCAAAATAAAAAAAAAGAAATATATCATAAAATGAATCGTATTTATTATTATTATTTTAATTTTAATATTGTTTTTGAAATTTCATTCCATCTCAAAATCAATAAGTATATAAAAACAAGCTACCCATAATTAATATGGGTAGATTTCTATTCCATCCTTCAGTGGATTGAACCAAGAAGAAGCGTTCTGTTTTGAGGTTTGGTCTAAAAATGACTATTGCAGTTATTGATTCTTGCTGAAGTAATGGCTTTTAATAATATACTATGGTGTAACTGTTTTCTGACCATAGTATTTTATTTTTATAATATATATAATGCAAACAATAATTGGCTTATTGTTATTTATAATTATTGTATGTTTATTTTTAGGAATGAAAAAACATGAGAACTTTCAAATGGTAAAAAATTTTACGGGCGAAGTTAGGGATAATGCAAAATTTGTGGATGGGATTGTTAAGGATTGGGTTCCAAATATTACGTGGTATTATCGTTGGGCAGACAAGTTTATTGAATGGGAACGCGCAAAACAGGGACTTCCACCACTTGTTCCAGCTACACCCCAGGTTAGTGTGAATGTAAAAGCAAATAGTAATAAATACCGACTAACAGGAGGGTTTTGGTAAATGTGTCGTCAATTTACTCTGGCGTTGGTTTATCTAATTCGGTGTAAATGGATAATACCCGTGCACTTGGATCGGTGGTGTTGCCTGACCATCGTGGCAACCAATAGTAGGGAATTGTGTCTGCTCTTCCCGGATAGTAATCATCAAATATTTTCCGGTAGTAATAGCTTTCTTTCAGTTGAGGTTCGGGTGAAAGAAGGTTTTTTTTTTCGGCAAATTCTGAATCCGAAATTTGCGAATTCACATGCTCTTGAATGATTTGATACCATGATTTTTCCGTGCTGCTTACACCATCGCTGAATGCCTCTTTTTTACGCCACAAAATTTCGTCGGGAAGCAACCCCATCCCATCAAATGCTTTTCGAATAAACCATTTTTCCATGCCATCACGAGGGCGCTTCCACTCCGCAGGAACGCGCATGTAATCTGTTAAAAACTCTTTATCTAAAAAAGGAACACGAACCTCTAATCCATTTCCAGCCGTTGATTTATCGCAACGCAAACAATCAAAATAGCACAGGTCTTTTAATAATCGAACGCACTCTGTCTGGAAAGCGTCGTCATTTGGTGCCTTGTGAAAATAGAGGTAGCTTCCACTTGCCTCATCACTGCCTTCGCCGCTAAACACAACCACAATGTCTGTGTTTTTTTTTATGTATTTGCTCAATAGATACATCGGCGTGCTTGCGCGAACCGTAGTTGTATCCCATGTTTCCGTTTGCTTTATAACTTCCGGAATAGCGGCCAACATTTCTTCAGGAGATACAATAACTTCATGATGTATCGATCCAATGTGGTCCGACACAATTCTCGCTTTTGCTAAATCAGTTGACCCTTTCATACCAATCGAGAAACTATGAATGGGCACAGGCGCATTTTTTTTGGCAACGAGTGCCGCAACCAAACTGCTATCCAAACCACCACTTAAAAATACTCCAAACGGCCGCTCAAACATAAACCGTTTTTCAACGGCTTTCTCGAACAAATTGCGAATGTGCGTCATTTGATCATCGTGCGACATTACACTACCCGGAATCGGGGGATAATCGTAGGAGTAATAGGAATGAAATGTGCCATTTTCCCACCAATGACCCGGTTGAAATTGACCCACGTTTGAGATTGTATCAGGAATGCCCTTTAATTCGCTGCATAAACAAAGACTTCCGTCATTAACGGTGCCCACGTATAATTGGCGAACCCCAATGGGATCACGTGCAATAAATAATTGTTTTTTTATATCATCCCATATGGCAAATGCAAAATAACCACTAATTTCACGAAGAGTGTGTTCTATTCCAAATCGTTTATACAAGTGAAGAATTACTTCACAATCGCTTTGACCATTTGTCTTAAAATTATATTTGGTTTCAATTTCAACATGATTATAAATTTCTCCATTGCATATTAAGAATAAATTATTGTCCAATACCAGGGGTTGATCTCCCGCGGGCGTGATGTCATTGATTGCCAATCGATGAAATCCAAACAATACATGATCATCATGAAGACTAATATACTTTGAATTATCTGGACCACGATGTTTAGTTTTTTCGCACCAATTCTCCAGATTTTTTTTTTGTTCTATACTTAAGCGATACTTTGATAAAAATGCGAATATTCCACACATTTCTCAGATATGTGGACTGAATATACATGTTTACGAAATCAATTTTTTATATATAAAAAATATTATAAATAAAAAATTCTATATTTAGATAAAATTATTTGAAGTGTTTAATTGTTCATTCAGAAGAGTTGCATAATTGCTTTGATCATAAAAGTTAATCTTGAATGACTTTCCTTGGGCGGGAGTTGCTGCAGTCTTAACATTCCATTCAAGCCAATTATTCGATATAACATTATCAACAAACAAACGAACAACTGAACCGGCTTGGACTACTTTGGTGGTATCTAATTTGAATGTTAAACCGGAATGCTGAGAGTTCCAAGGGTTGGTGTTGATGCCATCCAAGGTTCTTGCCCAATCGGTTGGATTCCTTACAATGAGAGGTAACGTATTATTTACAACAAGACCATTCAAAATTGCTCCGCTGGCATTAGTTGTTAATTTAGTTGCGATAGTAATAACATCAAACTGGGCACAGTTATTGTTTTGTAAAGTAAACAAACAATCCAGGTTATAACCTACTGACCACCTATTGTTCATTTGAATATCGAATTGGCATCCCGGAATGCTGTTGTAATTACGGTTAAGTGGCCAAGAAGCAACAACGGTTGGATTTCTAAGATTGCTGTTGGTTGCGCTGGGTAAAGTGGGTAAATTAAACATAAGTTCAGAATACATGTTCTGCAGACCAAAATTAGCCGTTATACCAGCAGGGTTTATTCCAACGTTGTTAGCCAAATTAGTGTCGATTTCACCATTATTATTAGAATCAGATGCAGCATAAATAGTCATTGTGGCGGGATTGATGGATACAACTAAACCAGTGACAGTTGATAAGGTAGATAACACATTCATATTAAATAATTGTCCAATATTTGCATCAACCGCAACAATATTATAAGTTGTTTGAGAATTATTATTTTGCGTTTGATTTTGCAGTGCTTTTAATTGATTGTCGCTTAATTGGGGATTGGCTAATAATTTAGAATCTAAATTAGCATTTACTGGGATTCGAGTGGTATAGTTATTTGATCTAGAAACGGTTAAAACCAAATCTTGAAATATTTGTGAACTAGAAACATAAGAACCGAAAAAGTTTCTAGTATTGGCGTTATTTATAAACCAAGCAAGAGTAGGAGCATATCTTACGGATCTAAATAATATGTTTGATCCTGCAACGTTGGCATTTGTTAAAACAACTTGATAATTTTGGTTTGCTAATGAGGCACCAACAGATGTGAAACTGTCGGATGAAGCAATACTGGTAAATATATTAAGATTACTACTTGGAAATTGTAATTTGCCAGCATCAGTAATTAAAGTTTGAAGATTATTGGTACCACTGCCATTTTCAAGCACATTCACCATAAGTGGTCGCAAACCAGAATATAACAACAGAGTTGTTTTATTATTTATTTGAAAGGGTAAATCATTTGTTTTTTTGAAATAAACTTTATCGGCAGTATTTCCACTTCCTATTTTGAAAAAATATCTTGTTTCACTAATATCATATTCGATATTTGCAACAGTTGGAGTAGCATTAGAAACGGGAACCTTCCATTCATTTAATGAAGGATCACCCAGAGGGTTTCTGTTGCCAGTATTAGCAAGAGTGAGGTTCTTCAATTGGTTGTTATAATTTGAAGTATAGTCGTTTATAGTGTAAAAAATTTGACCATAACCGTTGTATTTATAAGTAGCAATTAATGCAAAGTTGCTGGTAGATAAAACAGGTGAAGTAGTTGAAGAAAATTGAGAAGATATAGTAGAATTGTTAAAATTGAAAATAAAATCATTAGCCGCAGTTCCTTGAACATTATCATTTTCGCTGAATAACACATTGCTGCCACTAACAAGGCTACCTCCAGCACCGGCATTTAAGGTTGGTTGAACCCAAGCGACAGCATAACTATCCGGTTGTAAGTTAATTGAAAAGGTTGAAGCAGAAACCAATGCATTACTAAAGGATCCAGTTAAAAAATTATTATAGTTAAAACCACGCACGGGTCTAATTGTTAGGGAAATAAATTTGCCTGCATTCGCAACATTAGCCAGGGCTACACCTAAATCGTAGGTGCTGTTTGAAGAAGTAAGTTCTAAAGTGCCTTGCTTAATTCTATTATTAGCAACAGTTGCATCATAATAATTTTGAGTAGTTGCATTCATTCTTACTACCGTAAGATTTAAACTATCTGCCTTGGTATTAATTATCCACTGTGTAGATGCTTGTGCATTCACATTCGTTGTAAGTTTTTGTAATAGGATTCTTGATGCTAAATTAGTAATATTGGTATTTATATTCAGAACAAAACCACTGCTTAAAGCAAAATTTTCATAAATGGTATAGGTTGCTTTTGAATTTAAATTAGTAGTGGGATCTCTAGAAATCAACCCGCGACCAACTTGAGTGCTTCCTTTTAATAAAGTCCATTCAATTGATCTAGCAACATTTAAAACACCCAAAGGAACATTAGAATTATTTAAATTACTAACATCAACATATACTGCATTGGTGTCAAGGTAATAACGAGACGCATTCGCGGGTATTAACGGTAAACTTGAATACAAAGTATCAGATGCGTCTGATGTGGAAGTATTCTTATTCGAAGAAGCAAAGGTAGTTGAGGGGGTTCCTGAATTGTATCCTTGTATCGTTCCATTCAAATAGTAATCGGTTCTTGTAAAAGACATCAATTCCTGAGGAAGAGATGCAGAATAAACATATGAAAAAATAGCTGAATTCGACGGTTGACGGAATATGTTTACAGTTAAACCAGATCCGGGTGCGCCATCAACACTTGATGCCTGTGTTAACAACGGAGTGAGATAATTCCAGTTGTTATTTACAACCGGATCTAATAATGAATTTGCATCGTTTGATGGGAATGAACGTAAAGAAGCTGAAAAACTAACTTGTTGTCTTACTACATTGTTTACCGTTGCGGTTGGTAAAATTCGAATAATTGTTGATGAATTTTCTAATTCTTGTGCAAGAGAAACAGTGACTGGGTCGTTAACGACTCCACCATTTCCAACTAATTCAACCATAATTATAACATAATCGGAATAAGTATTTCCACCGCTTGCTGTTGCAACACCACACACAACTGGTGTTGCATAATTTAAAGCTCCATTTGACGCTTTGCCGTGAACAACGGGATACATTTCGATACTCTTTTGCTGAACATTTACAGCAACACCATTTTGAAGTAGGGACAAAGATGCAACCATATAAGGAGTTCCGTTCGTTTGACTTTGAGAAACTTGACTGTGAATAGTGAATCTAACCTTTTGTAAATTTTCGGTATTTGCCGGAATAACAAAATCTGGGCTTGGATTATTACCGTTATATGTAGTTTGACCGGCAGTTGTAAGCGTTTTCCAACCTGGGAATATGTTTCCATTGGTGGGAACAACACCTTGAGAATTTGGAAGAACAAAGGGATACGCAGAATCATAATTAAAACTTGCATTTACATTTTCATACACATACACTGAAACAGCCGGTGCTTCCATATTGCCCGTTAACACACGATTGACTGAACTTACACCCCCATTTAAAAGAAAATTCGTGCTTGGATCAAAAAGAGCACCGTTAATAAATTGTTGTGTGGGCGCCAAAGAACCGTTGTTGGTTTTAATTTGTTCAACACCATAACGATATTTAAAATCATATAAGGTGACTTGGTGAACGTCCGTGAGAATGTTTGTGCCTGGTAAAGTATTAAAAACATTGTAATCAGTTATGATATTTAAATAACTGTCGGAGGAACTCTTATAACTTAATTGACCAGTAGATGTATTCGAATTGACAAGTGCTTCCGGTAAATAATGAGCGTAAGCAAAATTAGTGCCAACATTAATAGGAAGGACTCCATAATCATCGGTAAATTTAAAGGAATTCGTTCCAAGATTAAATGATGAGTATGCAACATCTCTGATTAATAAATTAGCAATATGTGGAGTAGCATTCATAACAACATTTGATGAAGCAACTGTCACGTTCGGAGTGTATTTACCATCAGAAAATACGTTTGCAAAAAACACAAAATTTGAGTCATTAAGTGTTGTTGCAGAATTAGAAGATCCAACCGTATTTCCAAAAACAAGAGTGTATTGAGGGGTAGTATTGGCATCTGCACTATTCAAATCCAAACCTTGAATATTAATACCGTTATATGACGTATTGCCACCATAATTAATTATAATATTGGATTTAATGTCTGAAGCAGTAACAAACGCACCATTATTATCATAGCACCAGGCATTTGCAATAAAAGAATTAGCAGTATTTTGAGGTGCAACAATATTGCCATTTTTAGTAACACGGTTTTCTTCAGATACATTGCCGGAAACTACAATTTGATAATTGCATGCAACATTTGCACTAATCGCGGTATTTGCACCAAAAATAATAGGAAGTGATATTTGGGTATTCGCAAAGTTGGTCATTGATTGGTTATTTTCTAAAATATTGCTATTCAAAACAATATTGTTATTATTCAACCATTGTAATCCGGTAATAAATCCTGGAACTGTTTGCGGACCATATGGAACTCCCGTAAGAGTTGCATCATTCACATAGGTGCGATTCGTAAAAGACAAAGAGCCTCTACGAAAATATAAATTTAAATTGTCTCCAATCGTATATCCGGTAAAAGTTGGAGAACGGCTTGCTGTCGGAATAGCCAAACTGTTTGGCTGCATTAAACTTGTAGATTGCCAATTGTTAGCAATAATATTTGAACCAGTTATTTGTAAATATTTTGCGGAAACTTCATTTAATGGATTTAGTGCATTCGATGATAAATTAGCAGAAATCCATAGATTGGCGTAATTACCTTCATTGGTTAAACCTTGAGTCGGATTTGGATCAAATTGATTGCCCCTAAACACGTTAGAAGCGAGTTCAAAGTTTGTAACGCTTGTAGTAAAACTAATCCTATCCATTAAAAGATATCCTTGATTCAAATACACATTGGCCTGAACAAATGAAATTTTATCCCCAGTTGCAAAAGAAGCACTTGGATTAATATCACCATTTGCTGATAATAAACCACTGGAACCTGAAATATAATCGGGATTAGAACCAGGGTTTTGACTAATTGCCATATACAAGCTATTATTTGACGCAGCAGGAAGATTGTCTGTGCGATTACCGTTGAATGAACCGGATGATCCATACAAATTACCCGAAGTAAAATTGGAGTTAAATACTACTTGACCCGGTGTAGAAACATTACCGTTAAGAGAAATTCCAGTAATCAAGTTTTGTCCAGCGTAAATTGAATTATCTGAAGCAACGGATGCGAAAAAATTGCTGGTAAAAGAATGAATTGCTAATTTGCTTGAAAAAGCATTGTTTTGATTATCACTTAAGCTAGTTCCAAACCGAGAAACACGTGCAATATAGATTGGATTGTTGGAGGAAGCGGTTTGTTGAGTATTTGCACGAAGTCTAAATTGGTGACGATACGCTTCATTGGTCAATACATTTCCGGCTGTTGTTCCTAAAGCAATATTGCATGCAAGGCCCTTTAAATCGCATGGATCAGTAGAAGCATTTACATACAAATTGGCATTAATATTTGCATTGATGAGACGATTCCAATTTGTGTAGGATACTTGTTGAAAGCATGTTCCATTTGCGTTAATATTTGCTTTAAGAACTTCAGTTGAAGTAGCGGGAACAAATACTAATAAATTACCATTAACCGCCAAATTTGATGAAAAAGCTACGTTAGTCCAATCAGATAAAGGTAAACGTGCATCTTGACTATTACCATAAATGTATACATTTGGACTAACGTTTATAAGGTTTGCACCATTAGTATAACCGAAATTTGCATTATTTAATGATCCACATATACCCAATTGATTCATATTAGAACCAGAAGCTACATTTCCGTAAACAGCAGAATTACCGGTCATCAAAATATTTATACCTTGAGTGTTGGTGCTATCAACAGCCGCAGTTTCAAAATTTCTGTAAATATTAGATCTAAAAGTAGTATTTGGGTTGTATTCTAATGTAACGTTAGATTGAACTTGTGTCCAAGCATTAGTGTTATTTGAAAAATACAACGTTTGATTTACGTTTGGCGTAAAAGAATATGTGTTTCTTGCACGAATGGCATAAATGGTTTTGTCTCTTTTTACAGACAT